GTCTCTTGGCTTTCCGTGGTTGCCTCCGGCGTTTCCGCCTCGGGCGCTTCCGGCGACTCCTCGCCGGTGGTTTGTTCCGTCTGGCCGGCAGACAGCACCCGAGAGAAGAAATCTTCGGGCTTTTCTACAGCGCGGGGTTCGGCCTGTCCCGCGGTTTGGTTCATGGGGGGATTATACTCGTTCCCAAGATCGAGGTCAGCTTGTGGCTGTTGGTCGTTTTCCATGTGTGGATCAGCGTTTAACGTCCGCAGAGACAGGTCAAAATGTGTATCCTTGGACCGGCATCACAAGCGTCATGCGGGCGGTGGATTGGTTTGAGCCGTATTTGGCGTGCTGATCGCGACGTCGCGCCTAGACTGAAGCTCGACGAGGATGTCGTTTAGGGCGTCCAGCCGGCCGGCGCTGTGGATCCTAGCTTCGCCGGTCGTTCCGGCCGACATGACCCTAGACATTTCTATCTGTAGGGACATGTCGATCACAACGAGTACGGCCTTGAACATCTCGTTGCAATGAATGCTTTGGCTTTCCAGCGCGCGTTGAACGGCCAGATTTACGTCACTTGGGTTTCTTGGTTGGCTCATGCGAGTTGATCAGGTGTTGCGGTGGGAGCTTGGGCGGCCGGTGCGGCTCCTTCTTGCGCGGCCTTGCCGAACTCCTCTTGGATCTTTTCGGTGGCCGGCGAGACGCCGACGCGTCCAATCTGCTTGTTCTTTTCCTGCTCCACGGAGAACTGAAGTTGCTTCATGTAGTTCTCGAGGAGGATCTGGAATATCCTGTCGCCCTGAGCGGCCTGCTGGGCCTTCGGGTTCTTGGCTAGGATATCCTGAGCGAACTGTAGCTTGGACGAGGCCTGCGGGTCGTTCTCGACGTATTGGGCTTCGTTGCCGAGCATCATCAGCGCGATGTCGCTGGTGACGTCCTTGTACAGCTTCTGCGACGCGGTGGCCTTGTCGATGACGAGCTCTCGGGCGGCATCCGGGCTGATGGACTCGATGACGAGCTTCACGAGCTTGTCGCGGTCGATAACACCAGAGACGTCCAGAGGAACGACAGTCTCGACGATGGACTTGAGCTTCTCGCGGACGAACTCCGGGTCGGCGTCGCGTACGTCAAAGCGTACGTTAAGGTCGTACTGCGTGTGGATGTCGGACATGCCCTGCTTCAGAGGGGAACCCGTGATGCGGACGATCTCCTCTTCAGGCATGTACTGGAGGCACAGCGTGAACATCTGGCTGAAGCAACGAGTCCAGAACATGAGCCAGTTGTCGATTTGGAGCTGCTTCATCATCTGGATCTTCACCGGGTCGATAGGCTTTTCTCCGACTTGGAAGCCGAAGTAGTTGCCTAGGTTCTTCTCGACCTGCTCGATGATCTGGAATGCGTACTCAGCGCGGCCGGCGGGGGGCTCGAGCCAAGTGTAGTCGTCCTTGTTGGTGACCGGCAGGACTTGGGCAGGGGCTATCCTGTTCAGGGCTCCGATTCGCTTGACCACCTTGACCGGAGGCAGGACTTCAAACGCAGTCCTGTCCCTGATGGCGTCATGCTGTGCCTTCACTTCGTCCTGCTCCGTCTTGGTTAGCTCGGGTATGCCGCGCGACTCCGTGACCTGACGGCGCGAGGTCTCCATGCGTAGCTCGACGAACGGGTACTGGTTGTGGGCGTAGTTGAGCATCTCCTGTATGGCGTACATCTCCGATCCCACCTGCGGGCAGAACACAGTATAGTAGATGGCCGGGATGTTGTCCTTATCGAGCTGGCGGTAGTACGCCCAGACGATCTCAACTAGGTTGTCGCCGCGCTGGATGTTGGAGTTCAACATCGTGGTCGTGGGGACTAGGTTCGGGTCATTGAAGTAATAGTGGTTGCCCATCGTCCGGGATGCGGCTTCCACGAAGTCGCTTTTCCATCCGGCCACTTCAGCCATGGACCTGAGCTCGACTTCGGTGACATACTGACGCCTGAAGATGACGCGCGCCTTCTGGAGGTCGCTGGTCTCCGGGGGGAAACACACTTCGTCGTAGGGCTTTAGGGCCGTGACGACGGGCAGGTTCTTGGCGATGAAGGGTTGCTCCACGCTGGCCTCTCCGGTCTCCGTGAGGTCTTTGACGATCTTCCTGACCTGTGACTCGGACTGATCAGGCAGATAAGCCATCATGAGCTGTACCGCGTAGTCTTGCTTCTTGGGGTCGGAGAGGGCGGCGACGAGCGCGCCCATCCTGCCGTCGGCTCCGGCCATCTGCTGGGCTTGGGCGGCCTGAGCTAGCTCCTGTATGGTCAAGGGCTGGATACGCTTGCCGGCTTCGCGCTCCCAGCCGATCTGAACGATGGACCATCCGTAGTGAAGCATGTAGTCGGCCGTGAGCTCGGCCTCCTTGTGGAGCTCGAGCTTCATCTTGGTCTCGATGAGCCACCTCATCAGGTTCGTGGCAGACGCCGCGGACATGGTGTCATTGATCTCGGTGCCGCCGACCTTGAGCGTGCACGCCTTGAACGAGTGCATGAGCAGGGCCTTCTGCTCCCTGATGAGCCTATCGACTAGGCGGACGCGGACATCGGAAGCGCCCTCGAACGGGAACGCCGGATCGCCGTCGGGCCGGGCGTAGCTATGCTTCTTGCCGTCGTCGGTCTGGCCCGGCCAGCGAGCTAGGCGGATGTCATCGGCGTAGTTCATCTTCGACACCATCGTGCCGAAGTAGGCCGAGCGCTGATACTCGTTCAGCAGGAACTGGATATCCGGTACCCGCTGGTGGTACGCCAGCTGGTCACGCTGATTGCGATGGTCCTTGTACTTGATGTTTGCCATTGGTGTTCTTGGAAATGTGCTCGATCAGGTCGTCGCGGTAGAACATGAATTGTCCGCCCGTGGTCTTGTAGACCCTGACGTCGCCGCGGCGCCTCATGCGCAACAGCGTGGACTTGCTGATGTTGAAGATGCTCTGGGCTTCGGCTAGTCGAAGCAACGGAGGAGTGCCGGCAGGTATGGATATCATGGTGGTCAGTAAGATCCCCCTCCGATGGCCTTGAAGGTCTTGTCGTCGGCGTAGCCGGGTTGCATGACCGCCAGATAACGAAGGCAGTCTACCGGGTCTTTGCTTGCGCCCTTCTCTCCGTCTAGGCCGGTCCACTCCCTGATGCACCAAGCTGTGTTGATGCAATCCTCGGAGATGTAGAGCTTCGGCTGATTGACGACGCTGATCGGTTGGTTCTGGTCGTATGAAAACCAGTCGTTGATAATATTTACGCCCTCCTCGAGCCTGAGGCCGGCGGCAGGCGTGAACCACATCGGCTCCGGGTCTTCCTCTAGGAGCTGTATGAGCGTGGTTCCGCCCTCCTTGTTGATGACTGTCGCGTTTCCGGCGCGAGGGTCGATGTACCGCTCGAAGATCTCTTCTTCGCCTTCAAGCGAGCGTATGTGTTGCTTGGTCTCGATGAGACCCATGCCGGCTCCTTGCCTCTGAGCCGGGCCGGGCTTGCCGTCAGGCTTCTCTCCGTTGAGGGCCCATTCGCCCATGCTTATGTCCGGCCATTCTCGGTAGACGTACTTGTTGCCGTCCTTGTCGACCCGCATCCACAGCATGAACCAGTTCCTAGCTCCCGCCGGATCGACGACCATGTAGTTGGTGCCTTCCTTCGGTATTCGCTCGGGAGGTATTATGTTCGGCTCTCCGAATCGCGGGAACTGGGATCCGGACAGGGACTCGGCCCATCCGTACGCGCGGATCTTTACCTCGTACGGCCCCCTCCCCCTCAGAGCCAGCTTGATCTGCTCGAAAGGAGAATAGCTATTGAGGATAGAGTGAAACCAGATGACGTTCGCTGATCCCTTGATACACGAAGCCGTGTAGGGCATATGGCCCTTAGGTATGTTGGGTACATTTTGCGTGTCGGGTAGAAGGTCTGCCTTGAGGGTCTTTTTGAAGCGGCACCCGGAGACGTACTCCTTGACGACAGGAGTGTATCCGGTGATCGGAGTGAAGGTCAGGATCATCTTGCCGGATCGCGTGACGAGTCGGTAGCGTAGCGTCTCGACCCAATCCGGAGGCACGAGCTCGTCGCACCATATCAGGTCAGGCTCGCCACCTTCGATGACCTTCTTCTCCTGACCATAGTTCATGAAGAAGATCTGCGACCTGTTCGGAAGGACGAACGTCGCGTCGGTGAATCCATTCTTCTGGGAGTACTGAATGTTGGTTACCTTCGTCTTCTTGGCGTTTTTGTACTCCGGCGGCATGTATTTCCAGATGACCGCCTGTTGCATCTGGATGGAGGTCTGCGACGTGGTGTGCAGGCACCACACCCTAGAGTTCGGGCGGGAGCACAGGAGTTGCATCACCCTTTTTGCCGCGTACTCCGTCTTGCCGGCTCGGTTACCGCCCATGATGAGAAGCTCGTTGCCGGCCATGAGCAGGCCGTCGGCTTCACGCCAATGGTCAGGCTCGAATCCGTGACGATACGGGTCGAGCTCCTCCGCCTTGATCTTCTCCTCGCGGCGCTTGAGCACTTCTGCCGCGGCCTCCGGGCCAAGCTCACGCGCGAGCTCTATCAGATCCTCCTTGGTCGGAGTATGTATTATCGGGTGCTTCGTGACCATCAACGGGTCGTCACGAGTCCCAATGTTGATCTGGTCGAAGCTCACGTCGCGCGGCAGGCGAAGCCGCCTTGACCTGCGGCAAGAATGTTAATGTTCGCGCCACCGGCCGACCGGCCGAAGCCAACCGCCACAGGGCCGCCCACTATGTACGGGAACTTGCCCGGGAACATCTCGGGAGAGCCGTATCTGGCGCCCGCAAGGGCGCCCACGCCACTTTTTTTCCGGGACAGGTAGGCTAGGTTCTGGCCCTTGATGCCAGCCGCGCCCATGCCCAAGGTCACATGATCGCCTGTTTTTCTTCCGCCAGCGGCGACGATTCCGGCCGCACCGGACTCGAGTCCGACGTAGCCGCCTTTTCTTGGCCCGCCGGCGGCGACGATGCCGTCAGCTCCGGACTCAAGAGTAACGCGTCGACGGAACGCCATGTCAGCTCCGAGTCCGTACTGAGCGGCGATCTCGGCCTGTTGCTGTGATGCCCTCTCGGACATCATCTGGCTTAGCGACTTGATGGCTCCCCGAACCCGAGCTTGTTCAGCTGGGTTGGGGACCTGTAGTAGGTCTTCGTCCTCCTGAGAGGGGACGGACATTAGCAACCCTTGTAGCCTTTCCAGCTCTTGGAGCTGGAGCTATTGGATTTCTTTGCGGGGCTGGATTTCTTCATGACGACGTTTGATTGCGTGAAAGAGCTTGGCGGCGCTGACCGGCCGTTGCGAGCAGATTAGCTTGCCGCCCTTGCGGTCGACCTCGACCTCGGCTCCCGGGTAGAAGAGCTTGGCGTTGGCGACGATGACGTTGTGGCTCTTGCCGTCGATCAGGACAGTCATGAGCTTCTGGTTCGGCCAGTTGTTACGCGAGACTACGGCGACCTTCGGCCAGACGTCCTGCTCGGTGGTGGTGAGCTTGAACTTGGCCATGACCTTGAGGTAGCCGCCGTCGGTGAAGGCGATCGGGCACATGTGGGCCGGCTTGGCTCCCTGATGGACGCGGTACCAGTCCTCGCCCTCCTTGAGCTGAGCGCGCCGGAAGGCGATCATCTCATCTCGAGGCAAGCCATACCGGGCTATTATCTCCTTCTCAGTCTGGGTTGTGGGATGCATACAGGGCTTCGACAAAGGGTTCATCGATCCACGGAGCCGGGCAGATGCGGACTCCGACGAACGGCTGAGAGTGGCGGCACTTCACGACCTGACCAAAGACGACCTGAGCGTCGTCATGCCAGAATCCTTCGCGCGTCAGGATATCGCACACAGTCTTCGGCAGGTTGTCCCAGTCCGGTTTGACCGGGTGCGGCAGGCTCTTGCCCTTGTCGCCCTTGTTCAGGGGGAAGGCAAACGTCAGCCTGAGCCAGAGCGGGCCTTCCAGCGGCTTGTCCGGCTTGTGCCGGCGGATCTGCATGGCGAACAGCTCGCCCCAATTCTTGATCTTCGACTTGGACGTCTTGCCGATGAACTGACGGCCATCCTTGGTCTTGAGGATCCGGAGGTCAGCTTGGTGCGTTGTCCTGATGGGCTCGACGTGCGCGACGAAATCAATTCTCAAGGGGTCACGTCCGACAAGCTCGTTTGACATGGACGCGAATGTCGCGACACTCCCGAAGCATGTCAAACGATAATGAGCGTCTGGATACGAACCCCAGCTCGGATCACAACGCCTCTCGCGTCTCGGAAGAACGCAAAGAAGCCGTGCGCGAGCTCCTGCGAGCCGGCCGCGGCATAGACGAAATCGCCAAGCTTCAGCGGATGTCGCCGAACAACGTCATGGCGATCAAACGGGCCATGCCGGAGTCCACCGGCCTGAACGACGAGTTCAAGGCCTCGACTGTCCGGAACCTCAAGAGCTTCGTCCAGCAGGCCAGCCAGAAGCTGGTCGACGAGCTGGACCAGCTCCACGTCTCCCAGATCCCCATCGCCATGGGCATCGCCATAGACAAGATTCAGACCCTCCAAGACCAGCCGCAGGCCGTCGTAGAACACAGATTTTCAATCGACCATACTTCCCTCGACAGACTGCTCAAATCTAGGGGTGCCGAGCTCGCGAAGGCCAAAGAGAACGTGCTGGACGCCAATATCGTGCCCGGGAAGCCTCAGGAAACCGCGAAATACCTCGACTGGGCTAAGGATCCGAGGGGGTCTTTTTTGGATATAACGGGTGAGGGTGATAACCCGTCAGCCCCGCCGCCGCCGGCCGCCGGTGGACCCCCCCCGCCCCCTTAATCAGGGGTCAGGAGCTCACATATCGATTTCGCACAAGATCCATTATGTCTAATCGATACACCAATATGAGCTCAAAGGTCATCATTACGTCGCGCTGATCAGAAATCTGAGCTGAGGGGGCTTGACATGGGGTCGTTCTTTAGGAGGCTACCAGTCGGGGGTCACGCGTCGATTATATCCCTATCCCTGACCAATACGGCTCACAATCGGCTCATCCGGTAGTCTGGCTAGGCTTGACCATCAAATGGCCTCAGGAGCTTACCTAGGGGGCTAAAACGTGATGCTGGCAGGACGACCATTAGCTCCTTGGCCTTGGGGTCATCTGGCCGGTCTGATCGGCCGGCATATGTGGTCTCAGGGTAGGGGTTGCGAGCTTGGATGTAATGGACAAGGCCGGACGTGGCACAATAGACGGCAAGGAAGGCCGGACATGACGTCGTATCGGCTAGCTCTAGCAAGTAATCCCACTTGGCCTTGGATAGCCAGAATAGCGGCCTATGGAGGGAGCGGCATTTGATCTCCAGATAGGCATGAGCTAGTAGCCGGTTGTCCTTATGGTCGTGCCTGCATAGGGCATAGTCGTGCATGGCCAAATGGCCCGACTTGATGGGCGTGCAATTCCAGCGCACGGCTATGAGCTGGGCGACCTGATGCTCGCGCTCTCTATCTGCGGCCGACTCGTATATTGGTATGGACATGTGATACGATCTGATCTGCATTGGATTGCCATGACACGCAAACGCAAACAACCGAAGGCTAAGAAAATCAAACCGCGCTTGAGCACGAGCCCAGCTGATAAGCTTGGGGCTGATGTGAAGGCCAAACACCGCACATGGTTCGATGATGTGCTCGACGTCGAGGATGGCCTGATGGGCTGTATCCTCCTTGAGCCGCGCGAACAGCTCGACACCGCGATCGTGGGTTGGGACATGGACGCGAACCATGTGATCTACAGCTACGAGAAGCTCGTGGCCGCATTCTACGAAGGCTTCGACGACGTCGATGAAGATGATCGGTTGCAGACGGCCGTAGAGTGGGTAGACTACAACGTTGTCCGGGGTGTGGCCTATATGGGCGAACGCAGGCCGGTCATAATACGCACCGGCGATCAGGAATGATTTGACTGGGCCCTTAGCTCAATGGTCAGAGCAGTCCCCTCATAAGGGATTGGTTGCCGGTTCGAATCCGGCAGGGCCCACCAAATAAATAGTTCAAACAGCTTGACACTCATGGCCAGATGGGTCAAAACACTTGTCTCCAACCCAACTACACGCACATGAGAACAGCCGCAGAACTGAAGGTCCGAGAAGTACTCTCGGCCATCATCGATGAGCACACCAAGGCCATCGAAGAGCACTACAAGAACCCCAAGCATGATCCGGATGCCTCGGCCTCGCTCAACGCGAAGCGCTTCGAGCGCAAGCTGAACTTCCATCGCGATATGTGCGATGAGGTTCGCGCCATGCTCGAGAAGCTCAATCTCCTCACCCGATAACCAACATGTCCAAATACGAATACACCATCATGATCGCCGACGAGGTCGTCGACACCCGCAAGAGCAACCGGGAATACCAGTATGCCATCGCCTGCATGCGCGGGCCCAAGTGGCGCGCCGGCAAGCTTAAGGACCTCGAAGACCAGCTCGCCAAGATCGGCGCAAAGCTCGCCAACCCGGCTCTCACGGCCAAGGAGATTGAGACGTACCAGCAGTACGCCACTCAGCTCGGCATTCGCCACGTTGAGATGCAGGGCTGGAAGGATGACTGGTATGTCGCCGGCTACTGCGGCAACATGAGCTTGGCCCAGAAGGCCCACGCCAAGGAAGCCAAGTACATCGGCGACTGGGGTTGGGACCGCGTGGTCATCCAGCCTGTCCTCAAGCGCGAGATCAAGAAACGCAAATGAGCGACCCCATCGCAGACCAGCTCCGGCGCGAGTTGTTCGACGCCTATCGCGCGCTCTCGCGTGGTGCCCAGAAGGTCACCATCGAGGGCGTCGAGTACGGCCCGGACGCCATGCCCATGATCCTCGACTGGATCGAAGACCTCACCACCCGATAATTTCCCACCACACACATGGAAAACCCAAACGAACCGCTCACGCTCAAGGACGAGCTTGAGTTCATCAACAACGCGACCATCAAGGTCGACAACGTCATCCAGATCGACCGCGATGAGTATCGCGAGTATGGAGCCGTCAACCAGAGCCTGATCAAGAAGGTGCTCGAGCATGGCCTCAACGCCGGCAAGCGCATCTACGACGAGCAGGACACGACTGACGACATCCTGCTCGGCCGCTACTATCACTCGGTCTGCGCGGGCGACGACATCAGCAAGATCTACATGGTCGTGCCCAAGCTCGATAGGCGAACCAAGGAGGGCAAGGCTCTGTGGCTTCAGTACAGCACGGCGGCCGAAAGCTCCGGGCTCACGCCGATCAGCGAAGAGGTCGCGAACAAAGCGTCCACGCTCGCCATCGATGCGTTCAAGCTGATGCGCGCGCTCAATCCTGCCGGCGGTGCCAAGCCTGACTATGAGCTCAGCCTCGTGGCCAGCGTCAGCGTCACCAGCCCCAAGCACACGATCAGCAACTTCCGCATCAAGGGCCAGCTCGACTACGTCGAGGTGCTCAACTGCGGCAAGGTGTTCGTCGGCGATTACAAGACCGCACCTTCCTCGACTGAGGTGGCCGTGCGTCGCAAGTCGCGCGACAGCAACTGGCCGTTGCAGGCTTACACCTACACGCTCTTGGCCTCTGCGTTCTACAACAAGCCGGCCGAGTGCTCGTACGTCGTGAGCTCCAAGGATCACATGACGCACCGCGCGTACGACATCAGCCAGCACACGCTGGAGGAAGGCAAGAAGTCGCTCATTCAGGGCATCTTCCGCATGTACTTCCAGTCCACCAACGACGAGACCTACCTCCGTAGGGCCACGCTCTGATGTTCGACCACATCAACCGGCTCGGCTTCGACGCGTGGGCCGACAGCAAGCTCGTCGACGCAATCGAGAACACGCCCTACATCATGCAGGGCGAGGGCTTCATCACCTACGAACACTCCGACATGACCATCAGGCTCGACTGGAAGCCTGATGGCTACGTCGCCAGCATCCGGGCACACACGCCTGATGGTTGGAAGGAACGCTCCACGAGCCACAAGCGATGAGCGAACTCGGATCCCACAAAGGCGAGGGCAACAGGTACGTCATGTACCTGTCTGCTCCGGCCGGCGGCATCG